AAAAGACCGGGTTTCCATCGTAAACGCTGTCCTCATAATCGCACCATCTGGCACTGGCTACCGACAGGTTCACAAACTGTGCCGGCTGGATGATCTCATTAAAGTACCTTACCCAGCCACGCTCCGATGTGTTCAGTGCCGTGATGCTGTCTCCCAAAAACAGGATCTTCTTTCCAGTGAACGCCGATTTCTGCTTCATGACCACCTGCATATCCGTCGACACGGAACTGATCGTTTTGGAAAGGTTCTGCATATTCGCATCTGCCGTTTTGATCGCATCCGCATTTACACTTACCTTTTCCGACAAAGCAGCAAGATCCTTTGTATTGGTGTCAGCCTGCTCGTGAAGGAGGCTGTAATCTTCCCCAAAGTAGCTACCCTTCACATTGAAGTAATGTGCCTTTACGTTGGACATGGTCATATCGTAGGTGCTGTTCTTCGTGAACACGATCTGGATATAGTCATCCTTATACCCGGCATCTTCCAGCTTTTTGGATGGAATTTCAAGCGTGATCCGTTTGGGCTCTCCACCTGTAGAAGCAATCGACCCAAGGTTCACCAGCTTTGAACCAACCACATAGTAGTGCATCAGCTGGTCGTTACAGTAATCCATCTCGACATAGAGCTTAGCAAACCGCTCCGCACGGGGAACTTTGATGCCGCCGCCATAATACCCGCTCTCATATTCTGTCAGAAAATGATGGATGGTGGCTCCTTCATCCACGATTTCCCATTTCCCTTTGGAAAAGGCACAGGGCTGGAACGGAACTTCAAGGCTCTGCGACATCAGCGCATCCCTTGCGAGTTTTGCTGCGCTTACACAGGCATCTGCGAGTTTATCCTTTGTGACAGCAGCATCCAGGAGTTTCTGGCCGTCCACAGATTTATCCCGGAGCATTGTGCCGGACAGCGTATGGTCGCCAAACGGCATCCTGCCATCCACCTTGAACGGAAAGTAACCATAAGACCGTTCCGGATATTTACAGTCCACTACAAAAACAATGACATCATTCTCTTTTGGAGAATCCGACCAATCTGCAGTAACCAGCGTCCCTTCCACTGTATCGTAGGAGATATAGGTCAAAAGAGCATCCGGGTTATACGGGACCGGCTCTGGTTTCGTAAGCAGCTTATTCCCCTTCGCACCCAGATAGATAAAGTTTCCAGAAAACTCCAGCTGATGCTCTGCGGTATTCAGATTGACTGCTCCTGTATAAGAGAAAGGCATACCGTTGGCATAGAACTTATCGGCTCTGGACCGTAAGTGTGCACCAAATGAGTCATAGGTCTTCCCTGCCGAATCGACCCTCGCATCCAGAGTTTCTTTGTCCGTAGTCTTACCGGATGCAATGCTGTTCATCCTGGAATTCAGGGATGCTGCGCTCTGCTGCATGGCCGTCCGTCCATCCTCCAGCTGCTTTTGAGCATCCGCCACCTTCTTTGTCAGCGTTGTGGTCGTATCACTCAGGCTGTCATTCACGTTCTGCACCGTATCCGTGAGTTTCTGGGTGACCCTTTCTTCCGTTTCGGACACATTCTTGCTGATGCGGCTTTCTGTTTCTGTCAGTTCCGTATGAACGTCCTCTGCTGTCTGAGTCAGATGATCCTCTGCCAGCCTGATCTGCTCACTGAACTGACTGCATACAGCCCAGTAGTGTTCATTAAAGATTTCCGTTCCAGCCGGGACCGGCAGCTTGGAGATATAGCTGACACCAGTTTCCTGACACAGCACGATGATCAGTTCCTCGTACTCTTTTGTCTTGTCCCAGATGCCGCCATGCTTCGGGACGATGCGTCTGCCAACATACTTAGGCATAGAACACACCTCCCCTCAGCACAGAAGAGATCAGATCACTGCACAGGTCAGATAATCCGATACCCCCCCCCGAATTTTCAGACAATTATTACGGTTCATCATATTTTTTCCTTTCTCCGGGATATTCCCGGCATCACTTCATATCCTGTAGTGCCAGTGTATACTTGACCAGCGCATACAGCTGATAGCCCCATGCGCAGTGTGCGTAGTTGTTCGGATGCCAGTTGGGGCCTCCGTACTGACCCCGGCCGTATGCCATGTGCAGTACCCTGCCACTCTGTCTGCCAACCGAATCCGCAGACACATAATCCAGTGTAGGGTAACTCTCCACGGCAGGCTGGATCAGATGCCCACTGCATACATAGACACCGTTTGCCTCATCCTGCAGTTCATCGCAGAAATACTGGTAGATGCTCACATTCTTGCTGTGAAGTCCGCCCAGCGTGATCTCAGAAGCCCGGTACTCCGGGTATTTTGCCGGGAAGTAAGTGCCGGTCTCATCAATGGACATGAGGATCACGATGATATCCGGATACTCACGCTTGATCGTTTTCACGATATCCGGGATATTGGCTTTGTACTCTGCAAGGGAACTGTTATGGTTTAGGTTGATCACCACATGGGTCGGCGTACACAGATCATAAGCGTTGGCATCTTTTACTTCCGTGCCTGCGGTTTCGCCAGGGATAAGCCGGGTCATGCCGTTATCCGCCAACGTCCTGTACTTATCCAGACAAGCCTTCAGCGAGAAGCCTTTTGTTTTTTCATCATAGAACGGGTTAATATTAGATGCGCTCTCAAAAGTTGCAAGGTTCAGATCCTCTGCACTCCAGCCACCCTTACCCATCGCATAGTTCACAACCGTCTTTCCATCCAGCTTGAACGAGGACGAGGAGCCGTAATGCTTGCCATTCACTGTTCCCGGCATGCCGACCATCAGACAGCGGTATTCGGTTTCTGCCGCTTTCACGTCCTTGCGGTCCAGATCGAACAGGTAGCGCACCCACGACCAATAGTGGGTCGGAAGATCCGCATCTGTTTTCCCAACACCGGCCAGATACCCATCCGTCACACTGTCACCGATAACAAGGATCTTCGGGAACTGGTTCTTTCCCATACTGGCCAAGGTGCTGCGGTGCTTGAATTTGAGTTTCTGCGTCTTATAGACATCTGACACAAACGATTTCTCTACCGTCTGTTCCAGAACATCCTCTCCGCTGTTGACTGCCGTGTTGGTAAAAGGTGAGTACAGGTCAAAGCGCTCCTCCATCTCCGTACCAAAACCAGCCGCTCTATCCTTCCAGCCGGTCTCTGCGATCAGATGGTCCACCCAAACTGAAACATGATAGTTTCTGGCGGTCGAAAGGTTATTGCAGACCGTATACACCGGAGACGCCGGGACAAGGCGAAGGTCTTTCTTTTCCGGCACGGCCACCAGCTGATCCAGCCGGGTCGTCAGATTTGTCAGCTGCTTTTTCTGGTTATCCGCCTCCGTCTGCAGGGAGTTCACTTCCTGTTTCAGATCATCCAGCGGCTTATAATCCGTGTATGCTTCGTATACATACTCCGTTCCCTCAACAACGCAGAGCTTCTGTCCAGAAGAGGCCATATAGAAGAACATCACATAGGCATCGCCTTCCTGATAGGTGTACTGGTCATTAGCATCCTCATAGCGGAGTACCTTCTTCGCCTTGTCAAACACGACCTGGCTGGTTACACCGTTCGTGCCGGAGCCTTTGGTCACAAGACCTTTCTCGCTGACCGGAATATAATCCGTGGAACCATATCGGAGATTGTCTGCATGATACTGAATGATGGACGAGTGTACAAAAGCAAACCATCCCGGACGATACCTGGAAGGGTCGAGCAGGTTCCGGCTATGGACTGCATCCAGCTTGCCGGATGCCAGGGTATCCGTGTATTCCCGCTCATCCTTGAAAGCCTGTCCTACAACGGCGGCATCCGCAGCCATGCCGGAATAGGATAGCGTCGTATCTACCTTACCTGTACCAATCAGGATCTTGCCCATAAAGACGATCTGGCGGTTTTTGTAATCATACTCCACATTCCCGGACGGTTCATTGCTGAAGAAATCGTTGCGGATTTCTTTTCCGGTACTCGGACGCACCGGATAATAGAGCACCTTGTCTGTGCTGCGCACACGCAGTCTGTATGCTCCTTCATCTATAAATCGGTGCAGGAGCAGGACAATCTTGTTGTCTCCCTTCACCAGTTCTACCGTCTGGCGGAACACCTCGCCTTCTTCCGATTCAAGCATGGCAGTCAGGATCGTCTCCCCAATGGTTCGGAGTGTGAACTGGATTTCCTGTACAAACGAGCTTTGCAGAACAGTCAGCGGCACATAGTAGGTCTGGAGTACCGGGCTGCTGCCTTCCCAGATATTGCTAACACCGGGATATAAAAAGGGCAGATCCAGACTGGTCATCGTTTCCTTTGCCAGTGCATCATCCGCACTTCGCAGTGCTTCGATCTCGATTGCCATCTTTTTCTGATTCTGTCGCTCCCTCTGAACCTGATTCCACAGTTTTACAGACTCTCCGCACACCTTCAGGTTCAGGTCCTTCGCATAGGAGCTTGCCCTGATCTGGAATACCCCTTCCGGGATCTCCAATTCCTTTTCTTTGTACTCCTGCGGCTGTTCCGTATCCCTGGAATCCAGAATTGATGCCACAAACGTGCCATTGGCATCATAGCCTGCAACTCCGATCCAGTTGAACACCTGCCCGGTATAGTAAACTTTCTGGCAGGCGGTATCTACCGGGATCAGTGCTGTCGTCTGAACATGCTCAAACTTCTGCGTTTCTCCATTGATCGTGTTGACTGTAATGCCTTCTGTCAGTTCGCCGGTCGCATCATAGTTTGCATCCACCTTGGATTCCTGCAGTGCATCCAGCCCTTCTTTTGCTTTCGGATAGATGGAACGGATCGCTGCTCCAAGATTTTCAAAGGTATTCCCCTCCGAATCCACTCTTGCATCAAGGACTTCTGTGTCAGAGGTTCTCCCTTTTGCAATCTGGTCCATCCGGGCATTCAGAGCCTTGTTTGTCTGTGCGACATTCTGGGCGTTCTGATTCATCTGCTGCTCTGCCGCTGCGACTTTTGCAGTCAGATCCGATTTTGCATTCTCCACACGCGCAGTCACACGGTTTTCTGTCTCGGACAGGCTGGTGTTTACCTTACTTTCTGTGCTGGAGAGACTTTCATTGATACGGCCTTCCGTGTTGGATACATTTTTGTTGATCCGGTTTTCTGTTTCCGAAAGCTCTGAGCGGATATCTTCGGCCGTCTGGGTCAGATGCTCCTCTGCCTCTGCGATCTGCTCACTATGCAGGCTGAACAGGCTCCAATACTTCTCATCACTCAGAGCCGTTCCTTTCGGCACTGGAAGATTGGAGATAAAACTGTTGCCGCTGTCTGCATCCAGTACGATCTGCAGCTCTTCATATTCTTTCCGGATGTCCCATTCGCCTGCATGTTTGGGAACGATCCGGCGGCCTGTGTATTTTGCCATATTACCCCTTTCTGTCAGCCTTACACTGACACATCATCCTCGCCATATTCCACGACCAGATGTCCTTCTTCATCGGTTGTGAATATCAGCCCAAGGTCGCATTTTGTTTCAAATGCAAAATAGCCATCCTCCGTAATCGATCCTTCCACGATCTCACGGCACAGCTTTTCTACGGAACTGGACTCCGATCTATCACTCAGTCCCAGACCGTCATCCGACTCAAAGCCAAAGCAGCCTGCCTTGTCTATAAACAGATTTCGGATGCCATCCCGAACAGCTTTCAGGAATGCTGCAAATGTGTAAGTGGCGATCTTGCCGTTATTGATGGCCGCCCTCTCCACCTTTAACGTAAGAGAGAATGAGCCAAGGACATCACCTTCTGTGCTGAGCATAACAACATCCAGCGGAAAACGTCCGGCCTGCGCCGTCATGAAGGTCGTGATCGTAAAGAGGACTGCCCCCTTCTCAACGAATACAAGGTCTGGCGCAGTTTCACTCGTGTAGTGGAAGATCGTACCGTCCGGACGGGTACCGGAACAGGCTACAATACAATTCTGCGGCACGGTATATTCCACAGAGTTGTTATACAAAACACAGCGAACTTTTCTCGCCTTGTTGTCATACTGCTTGACCGGAACCGTCACCGGGATCAGATTCTCCGTCAGCGACAATTCCACTTCCTGATAAATGCCTGTGACCATTACGAACTCCCTCCTTCCTGATCCGTCTCCTTATTATCTGTTTCCTCTTTGTTTTCCGTATCCTTATCTTCACTACCCGGCTTTTCGGTATCCGGGGTTTCAGGCTCGGTCGGTGTGGACGGTTCCGTTGGCTCTGGATCAGGTTCTTCCGGTTCATATCCAATCGTCTGCCACTGTTCTCCGTCCCACAGTTTTAACCGAAGGTTCTTCTTATCGACCCAGAAGGAATCCTCTGCCGGATCTTCCGGCGCACTTTCGGACACAGGGATATACGGCTGATACTTCGCATCCAGTTCCTTCTGCAAATCATCTGAGATTTCCGTGAGGGTGCTGTACCGCCTATCCAGTTCCTCATACAGTTCTTTGGACAGCTTCTTTGCCGTTTCATACCGCTGATCGAGCGTTTTCTGAAGTTCTGCAGAAATAGCGGTCGCTGTTTTGTACCGCTCATCCAGTTCCTCCAGCAACTCCTCGGAAAGCTCGGCTGCTTTCTTGTAACGGTCGTCCAGTTCCTTGAGTGTCTGCTCCAGCAGGATTGCTGTTTTGACTGCGGAATCATCTGACTCCCAGCCATATCCCCATGTCTTCCCGCCATCTGTGGAAACAAAAAATCCGGCCGGGCTATTCTTCCACGCAACCGTTGACTGTTTCAGAGTTGCTGCGTTGAATGCGTACCGAGTCGTATTCCCCTTACTGTCCGTCTCATTTTTATAATGAAGGCCGAACAGTGCAGCAAACAACGCACCATCATAGATAATGGAGGCCGAAATGCCGCCCATCTGCTCTCCCACTGCTGTTTCCACACGGACTGCGGTATCGTATGCGGCGGTTGCTGTATTTCGGATACTGTTAAGGGAGCTTGTCAGGGAGGAATTTCGGCTGCTGACCGTAGAATTCGACAGCGTGATGCTGTTATACCGTTCCAAAAGCGAGTCATATTCGGTTTCTGTAACCTTGGAACTGGCTTCAATGCCCAGCTTCGAGATATACACATGAACCGTATCACAGAGCGAGACCTGTTCTGCCTGTACAACATCCTCATATCCGGGTGTATTCCAAAGCTGAATGAAGTCGATTTTAATGTCGACCTCCGGCTCTGTCAGGCTGGTCGTATCAATATAGTCCTGTGCATACTCTCGCAAAGCCGCTTCCGATGGCTTTTCCTGAAAGGCACTGGTGCAGTCCAGCACCGTAATCTTCTGATACGGCACAGATTTTCGGCTGACCATGACCACTTTTTCTGGCAGTTCCATAACCGCCTGCGTTTCGTTGTCTACCCAGTACGGATGCACTCCTGTAATGGTATTCTCGATGGATTTCTCCATCTTGAAATCCGTCAGATTTTTGCCGTAGACGATATGAACGTTGTGGTCCGCACCTCTGGCTCTGTGAAACTTGACTGTGTAGCGGTCCCACTCGAACTCTCCTCCAAAAGTATCCAATACCGAACCATCCATACCGCCCAGACAGTTACGGAAAGATGCCGGAACGGACACAGTAAACATCGCACTGGATGCCACATCTGTCCAAACTGAGAACGGACAGTCGGAAGCCGCATGGCTTTTCAGCCCCTGCACCGCTCCTGCGCACCCACTCACTGAGAACGGGGAAACTGTAATAAAGTTGAGCTGATAGGAAATATGCCGTGCCTGAACTTCCAGCTTTCCATCGATCGGAGTCGTGATCTTGTAGATTCGGAACGGCTGCGGCTGCATCGTATCAGATGGTTTGGCAAGGATGACGTTTCCCTCCTCCAGCATCTCTGCATGGATGCCATCTGCCGGACAGATGAGCTTCAGCTCATAGCTGCCGTTTCGTTTTTCAGTCACGGTACAAGACTGTGCATCTGCCAGCTTTCCAATGCCGTTATTATCAAATTTCATTTCTCTGGAATCATATAAACATGGGATCACTGGCTGCACCTCCCCTCAGAGCGTCCACCAACGGGGAATGACTTCCACCGCCGTGATACCGCCTGTCCATGTGATCTGTGTCTTTCCCTCCGGCAGTTCCGGGAAGTCATCCGAAAGGATGGTCTCATTGCAGAAGCCGGAAGCGTTGTAAGCGTTGTGCGTCTCACAGTTGAGCAGCACATAGTCTTTGATGCTGTGGATGGTGATCTTCTCTTCCCCCACATACAGCTCGCCGCCGCTGTCTCCGTAAACCTTGAAGATGGGCTGTGCAGGAAAAGCGAAGGGGTTCTTTAAGGTCGACCTGCCATCCAGCCGGATTGTCCGCTGCCCGTCCACGCTCCACCTCTGGGGCTTACAGTTAAATGCCAGCTCCATCTCAGCGGCTTTCTGAGCAGTCACATCAAAAGCAAGGGCATCCTTGCAGACCGCCATCCGAAAGAAATCCGGGTCGTAGGTATCCTGCAATTTCTGATACCCCACCGGCGACAGAAGCCATGCCTTGACTGCTGCTGTCTTAGCTGGCAGTCCGTTGAAGAAAAATGCCTTATACTTGATATCCACGTTCTGATACCTGCGGCGGCCTGCCTTTGCATTCTCGGTGAGGATGTCTCCGTTCCTGCCGGGTACGGAGGTGCTCTCCACATCCGCAGCCGGGGAATCATACACACCGGGACCAGACAAATATAATAGGAAGTCTTTGCTGGACTTCCCGGCAAATGACAGATACTGTCTGGCATATCTGTCTTTTAACTGAAACTGTGATACTGTTTGCTTTGGGGTGTTATAGCCCATACGCATCTCCTCCTTTACTTGAAGACCGAATCATCCTCATGGATCATGCCGTTGATCTTATCGGCAACAGTCTGTGCGAGTTCATCGTCGTTCCGGGCATTATAACCGTTGACTGTGATATACACACCGCCAAGGTTGGTCGTCCGGGTGGTGCCACCTCCGGCCAGAGCCGCCTGCGGGAAGTTCCAACCGGAGCCATCGAAATGTGGCAAGGTCAGTTCCGGCAGACTGAAGGAGCTGATGCCCTCCATACCCTGCTGTACCTTTGCTGCCATCGACCCGATCTGGCTGATCAGTCCGCCTTCGCCTTTCTTGATGCCGCCGGAAAGCAGCTTCATGAAGTCGGGCATATAGGTGTCGGCATCTGCCAGCGGCCCTTCATCCGGCACAGAGAAGTGCAGGAACGAGCGGATGCCATTTGCCACACTCTTGACCGCATTGCCGACCCAGCTCACGCCTTTCTTGATGCCGCCCGCGATACCGCCAACGATGTCCTTGCCCCAGCTGACTGCCGAAGAAGCCACGTTCTTGATGCCGCCCCAGATGGACGATGCCACATTGCCAATAGCCGATGCCGCATTGGAGATACCATTCTTAATGGCATTCACACCATTCGAGAATGCCGACGTAACCTTGTTCCAGATATTTGTGACACCTTCCCGGAAGCCATCGCAGTTTTTCCAGAGAGCGGTAAGTCCAAGACCGATGCCGCCAACGGCTGCCACTGCGATACCTGCAGGACCCGCCAAGCCGGCAAGTGCTGTGCCTGCGGATGCGAGGAACCCACCTGCGGAGCTTGCTACGCCTGCAAGGGCTGTACCCGCGCCAGCGGCCAGACCGGATACAGTCGTACCCACAGATCCGAGCAGACCGGAAAGCGTTGTGCCGACTGTCCCGGCAATACCGCCCAGCGAAGAACCGATAGATGATACGATACCGGAAAGACTGCCGCCTAAGCCGCCGATCTTCGACACTACACCGGAAAGCAGCCCACCCAGATTCGACAGGATTCCCCCACCGCTGGAGCCAAGGCTTCCCAGCTTCGAGATGATGCCGGAGATTCCCTCTCCCAGACCACCCATTTTGGAGGTCAACCCGGAGATCAGGTTGCCAAACTTCGACACGATCTGTCCGCCGTCTGCACTACCGATCTTCGACAAGAAACTTCCGATATTGGACAGCAGACCACCGCCGTTCTCTGTACCGAGGACATTACCGAGGTTCTGCATGGTATTACCAAGGTTTCCAATGGTGTTCTTCATAGAGCCGAGCTTGTCCACAAGACCGGTGACCGTATTGACCGTGTCACCGACCTTGCTGATGCCGCTTCCCAGGTTCTTTAGGAAGTCCGAGTTGAAGGTATTGCCAAGGCTGCGGATTGCATTTCCAAGGGAACTGGTCTGAGAACTCAGCTCTCCAATGGAATCCTTCATATCCGAAAAGCCCTGCTTCACTTCATCGCTCATGCCGCCGACTGCGGTTTTGGTGATGCCCTGCAGGTCAGTCCAGAGCTGCTGGAACTGTGTTTTCAGCCCGGAAAGCCCGGACATCAACTGGGACTGGATACCGCTGCCCACATCCCTTGCAGCACTACCGATACCGCTCTGACTTTTCTTGATCGTGGTAGCAAAACTGCCGACCACGGAATCCATCCAGTCGCCCAGAGAATCTACCGGGGTCGTGAGGTTGTTGCTCATAGACCCGGCAAGTCCCTGCACGGCTTTCACCACCGACTTGACATTTTTCTTAATGCCGGTCGCCAGCAGCTTCATGAAGTCCGGCATATAGGTATCTGCATCAGACAGAGGTCCTTCATCTGGTACAGAGAAATGCAGCAGGCTTCTGACCCTGCTTGCGACATTTTCTGCCGCTGCGATCACGGAACCGGCTGCTGCCCGGACACCTGACGCCATCTGGGAACAGATATCTGCACCCCAGCGGTATGCCGAAGAAGCAATCGAACCGAGCGAGTTAAAGCTACTCCTGATGCTTGCAACACCAGAAGAAACCGTGCTGCGCAGGCTGGACATTGCCGAAGACACCGTAGACTTGATGCTGTTGAAGGCAGAGGTCGTGGTAGATTTCAGTGTGTTCCAGCCGCTTGTGACCGTACTGCGAACTGCGGATACAGAGGAAGTTGTAAGACTCTTGATGCTGTTCCACGCAGTCGTGATGACTGTTTTGATACCATTCCAGCTGGTATTCGTCAGGTTTTTCACCGCATTCCATGCGCTGGTCATGGACGTTTTTACAGAAGCGGTCGCAGAGGTGGTAAGGGATTTAATCCCGTTCCACGCTGTGGTAATGACCGTTTTAATTCCGTTCCAGCTGGTCGTTGTCAGCGACTTCACCGCATTCCATGCACTGGTCATGGACGTTTTCACTGCTGCTGTCGCAGAGGTCACATTGGATTTCACCGCCGAGAAGCTGTTCTGGATACTGGACTTGATGGTATTCCATGTGCTGGCGGTACTGGTCGTAATGGAACTCCATGCGGATCTCATCGCGGCACTTACACCTGCTGTTCCGGTTTTCACCGTCTGGCTGATGGCTGCCCAGCTCTTACTGTATGCCTGCTCCACACCCCTCATGGAGTTGGTGATGGAAGTAGACAGCGTGGTGGACAGGTTCTCCGCCGCCGCAGTCACAAGGCTGGTGTTGGTCGTGATACCGTTTGCCAGACCCTGCATGAAGTCCGGCATCCAGCTTTCCATATCTGCCAGAGGTCCTTCATCCGGCACAGAGAAGTGCAGGAAGGAACGGATACGGTCTGCCACTCCCGATACAGCACTTGCCACATCCTGAATCCTCGACTGGATACCGGACACAATGTTGCCGATCATGTCAGAGCCCCACGAGAACGCCTGTCCAGCCAGACCCTTGATAAAGGAAACTGCACTGTTAAAACCGTTCGTGATGGTGGACTTGATACCGGAAATCGTAGAGGAAATCCCGGATTTCATCGAGTTAAAAGCTGTGGTCGCTGCGCTCTTAATGCTGTTACTGAGGGACGATACCGTGGATTTCATGGCATTCCAGCCGGAAGAAACTACCGATTTGAT